TGCTATCGATCGTATCCTGCCCAAAAAACCACCCCCATCACAGTCGTATCCTACTCAAAAAATAAATTCGATGACGTAACTTTTGGGGCGTGTATCTACTTACAAAAAATGTATAAATTTTTACCTTTACACGTGAGCCGATGTGTATTATACCGATTATATAGGGGGTCACAATGGCACGTGTACGTGTGAAAAAGCGGAGGAAATTTGAAAATCCGGATATCCTCCAGGAAGTCATCAATTTCTACTTCGATACCTGTGATGAAGAGGATGAGCCCTATACCATTACGGGTCTCTGCCTGGCTGTGGGTATTACGAAGCAGACGTTCTATAACTATATGCGCGGCGGCCCCGTCTCAGACGTTATCAGGCAAGCCCGAATGATTATCGAACACCAACTGGAACTCACCCTGAGGCAAGGTGGGAACCAGTCGTCAACTATTTTTGGTCTTAAGAATCTCGGTTGGGCCGACCGAATGGATCTCAATACGCAACCTTCGCCTGAAGACAATAAATGGACAATCGAGGTTGTGAGCCCGGGCGACAAGATCGATCCGGAGAAAGATCAGCCCGATGCTAAAGTTTCAAATTCCAGCAAAGTTACTCCCTTTCCACGAAAGAAAAAAGCGGTTTAAGATCGCTTATGGTGGACGCGGAGGAGCAAAATCGGTCGGTTTCGCGAATATGATGACAATGCGGGCCCAGGTGGAACATGCCTTGGTCGGCTGCTTTCGGGAATTTCAGAATTCGATTGACGATTCTGTATATGCTCTCATAAAAGAAACTATTTATGCTCATGCGGTTCCCGGGTTTCATATAGGCAAAGCCGTGATTAATCATGTTGACGGCGGGGGCTTCAGATTCCGCGGCCTGGCGCGTTCCATTGATGCTGTGAAATCAATGCACGGGATGAAGTACTTCTGGCTGGAAGAAGGACAGTTTATATCAGCTGAAAGCCTCAAAATATTAACTCCGACTTTGAGAGAGGAAGATTCGGAGTTTTGGGTCTCGGCAAATCCAATGTCCTCCGCTGATCCATTTTCCCAGCGCTTCATCACGCCCTTTCAACAAGAGCTCGATACAAACGGATACTACGAAGATGACTTGCATATCATCATTAAAATCAATTATCGAGACAACCCCTGGTTTCCAAAAACGTTGGAACTCGAACGTCAACACGATTATGAAACACTCCCCCGTGCTCTCTATGATCACATCTGGGAAGGTGCATTCAACGATTCAGTGGAAAACTCCATCATCAAAACGGAGTGGTTCGACGCTGCCGTTGACGCTCATAAGAAACTCGGCTTCAAGCCCCGCGGAGCAGTGGTCGTCGCTCACGATCCGTCTGATCTCGGAACCGACGATAAGTCCCTCGTTAGAAGACAAGGCTCGGTCATACTTGATGCGCGTCTACGACAATTTGGAGACGTCAATGATGGAGTTGATTGGGCTACAGACTACGCCTCCGAAAAACAAGCAGACCTCTTCACCTGGGACTCCGACGGCATGGGGCTCGGTCTCAAACGACAGATCAATGGGAATCTGCAAGGAAAGAAGATTTCTATCGTAGGCTTTCGAGGATCTGCTTCGCCTCAGGATCCATTATCCTATTATAAACCCGTTCAGTCCGAATCGGTTGAGGATGGGCAAAAACGTACCAATCGGGACGTTTTTAAGAACCGCAGAGCACAATTCTATTGGAGATTACGTGATCGGCTCCATAATACCTACCTGGCAGTGGAAAAGAACCAGTATATTGATCCGGAAGATCTCCTTTCTATCTCATCTGATATAAACGTTTTGCCTCTTCTTAGATCTGAGATATGTCGAGTTCCTCGGAAGTTTGTAGGATCTGGATTAATCCAAATAATGAGCAAAGTTGAGATGAAAAAGCTCAAAATCCAGTCTCCTAACTTATCGGACGCGACTATGATGAGCCTCGTAACTCCAAAAATCGTGCCATCGCAAGAGCCGATTGATTTTGACTCATTTTTCTAAGGAGAAATCCTCATGCCCGCCCAAGAAAAGCCCAAGAAGCAGACTATTAAACAAAAACTCGATGCCCTGATCAAAAAATACGGGCGTAATCGGGACATTCGGAAAGTTGTCGAGGTTCGCAACAGCCCCGGGCTTCTCAAAGCTGTCACGGCGTACCAGAAGAAACAGAAAAAGCAGCTTAAAGAGGCCGATCCGTATATGAAGAATGTCAAAATGGAGTAACGCTATGGCCAGCAGATACTCACAAGGCGAACCACGTCGGCGGTATAAACCAGAGTCCGGTAAAGCTGAGCGCCATATCAAGAAAGTCAAAAAAGTAGCCGAAAAGGTCAAAAAGGCTGCGAAAAAGATATGGAGGCCCGCTAGTCGGAAGAATCGGCGCACTGGCGGTGTAACGGCCAATGACAATTTCAAGTATCTCAAAGGCGTCAAAATGGAGTAAGCTCCTATGTCTGAACAAGGATCGAAACATTTCCTAATGCTCGAAGAGCTTAAGGATGCACAAAAGGCCGAAACGGACAATCGTGAGATGGTTCGAGAGGCCACGCATTTTTTGAACAAACGCGACGGGCAATGGGAGCCCAAAATCATTCAGAAGTTCTCTGGAAAGCCTCGATATACCTTTGATGAGTGTAATCCGATCGTAGATGACATCATGGGTGAAATGGAGGCCATGAATTTTGATGTCCGTGTAACAGCCGCTGGGGCGGGTTCGTCAAAGGAGACTGCGAAACAGTTTGAAGGCATTATTCGAACAATCGAGAATATATCACGAGCCCAGTCGGTATATCTCCAAGCAGCAAAGATCATGGTTGGCACAGGAATGGACGGGTGGCGGGTAGTCCAGGAATATCGTGATGATGACCACTTTCAGCAGGATTTGCTTATTAAAAAGGTACCGAATTTTGTAGACTCGGTTTGGTTTGATCAAGACGCAGTCGAACCAGACATGTCTGATTCCATGAGATCATGGGTGCTTACATCCATGTCTAAGGCGAAATATAAAAAGGAGTACCCGAACGGCTCGTGTAATTCCATCGGATCAGGCAATAGTCAACAGGCCTATTCCTATAAAAAATCAGACGAAGTAGTCATTGGAGAATACCTCTATAAAGTAAAAAAGTCCCGTGAACTCGTTTTAATGACTAATGGATCAATATATGAAGTCAACGATGATTTCAAAAAAGTCCAAGACGAACTTAAAAAAGCGGGCGTTACGGTTCATAAACAGCGAACCAGAGATTACTACGAGGTCCACTCAAGGTTCTTTGATGGAGACGATTGGCTCGATGAAGCCTCGAAAACCGTATTCTGCTACATACCTGTGGTTCCAATATACGGCAACTTTATAATCTCCGAAAGTAAAGTTGTCTACTGGGGCGTCACAGAGAAAATTATGGATGCCCAACGGGTAATTAACTACGCAGAGTCACGGAAAATAGAAGAAGGCGCGCTTAGTCCCAGAGGTAAATACTGGTTGACAAATGAGCAAGCGCAGTCTGCAGAAGTGCGGCGTACGCTTCGAACTTTGAATACAAATATGGATCCGGTACAATTCTATGATTTTGCAGAAGGGCATCCGCCTCCAGCATATCAAGGTGCTCCGGCATCAAATCCGGGGCTTGTCGAAACCTCTCAATCGGCACAGGGCTTCATTGAACGTACGTCTGGGACGTTTGATGAAGCGCGGGGAGCTGCGCCGGCACATAGATCAGGAGAAGCGGTAGGATTACTTCAAAAGAAGTCTGATAATCCCAAACGCAAGTGGTTTAAGTCTGTAGAAACGGGCATTGCTCATACAGGTCGAATTTTAGTTAAAGCTATTCCTAAGGTCTATGATACACAGCAGGAAATGGTCTTAACACATCAAAACGGTTCAACTGAAGTTATAACAATTCGACAGAAAGTTCGTGATGAGCAAACTCAAGAAGTTGTTGAGCTTAATGACCTTTCTAAAGGCATGTACGACGTCCTATGTAAGGCGGGTCCTGCGTTCCATTCTCAGCAGCAGGAAACGGTCACTACTATTACTGATATTGCTGGGATTGACCCTTCTATTATCCAATTGGGCGCTGACGTACTACTTAATAACATTAACGCACCAGGAATTGACCAACTTGCTGAACGAAAACGTCTTTTGATGGTAATGCAAGGAATGATTCCGCCTAATCAAATGACGGATGAAGAACGTAAGCTTGTAGCACAACAGAATCAGAATCAAGAAATGTCACCGCTTGATCAGGCAAACTTGATGATCGCGCAGGCTCAGCTCCAGGAAACACAAGGTAAGAATCAGGAACGAGCTGTTAAGCTTGAACTTGAACAACAGAAAGTTCGACTCAAAGAAATCGAGATTTCTCTTAAGCAGCAACTTGAAGGAGCTAAAATCTCAGCACAACGTGAGCAACAACTGGTTGATGCTGTCACTGCCGTTGTTAATCAGATCAAAACTCAGGCAGAAACGCTCAATCTTATTAGAGAAGGTATGGGTGCCGACGCTATTCTTGATAAATCAGCTGTTGGGGCTTATCAGGAGCAGGCAGAGCAGTTGGAGACGACTATCAGCCAACAATAGCGGCGCCAGGTTAAATCTTTTTAAGTTGGCCAATAGGTACCTACCTAATATTTAATCTGGCAAACGTTAGTTTTTAACCACTTAACCCTACTGGTGAGAACCAGGCCAAGTCTACCATGACTATAAATGCGGCAGAAAGGGATCAATATGGATCCGGAACAACAGGCCACTGACCCTGCAAGTCAGGCTGAAGATCAATCCTCGCAAGCCCCAGCGGCAGACCAAGATCCGCCCGGGGTTACAATGGAACCTGGCGAAGAGGCGCCTACCGAACCCGCAGCTGCTGGGGCCCAGGAGGATCCCGGAGCTGGTGATTCAACCGACACGCCGTTCGATCAAGAGGCAGTTAACAAGCGGATCAACAAGCTTACGTTTGAGAAACATGAAGAACGTCGGCTACGTGAGGAGGCAGAAGCTAAAGCCCAAGAGAAAGAGGCTGAGTTAGCAAAGCTTAAGGCAAAGGAAGCAGAGATTGAGATTCCACCGATGCCGGATACGTTCGATCCGGAATATCAGGAAAAACTCAAGAAACGCGACGATGCGATTGCTGAACTTGCCAAGGTCAACGCTAAAAAAGAGTTAGCTGAACAGTCTGCTGCTCAAAGGGCTCAAGAAGCGATCGAAGCGCATCAGGCCGAGGTTCAAAAGCATGTGAATACAATGTATTCCGAGGCTGAGAAACTTGGTGTGAAACAAGATGAACTACAGAAAGCAGACGGAATTTTGGTGCAGTATATCAAAAATCCTGAACTGGCTGTTTTTATCATTTCCCAACCTGATGCAGCGCTTCTTGTGAAACATCTGTCGTCCTCCCCTCAGGAACTGGATAAGTTGTCTAAAATGACGACTGCTGCTGCAGCGGCGTATATCGCCACTACTGTAGCACCGAAGGCCCAGGAGTTGAAACCTGGGCTTACCAACACTCCTGATCCGCTCAAGCTGCCCAAGGGTAAAGGCGCGAAAGAGGAGCCTAACCCGTATATGAAAGGCGTCGTCATGGAATAAGGAGGCATAATCCATGGCCAACAATCTTACCAGTAATATTACCCGAAAGATCATGCGCGCTTTCATTCCTGCGTTTGAGAAGCAGCGCGTGCTTTCCAGAACCGTCAACACGACCATGTTCAAAGGGGAATTCACTCCTCGTTCTGGAGAGAACGTCGATGTGAAGCGTCCGCATCAGTACCTCGCAGTTCGTACTGCAGGTGGTGATATCTCCGCGGCCGGTACCAACGACATCACGTCCGGAAAGGCCACGTGTACCGTACAGAACTACATCACGGTGCCCATTGGCTGGACCAACAAGGAAGAAGCCCTTCAGCTGGATCAGTTGGAAGAGATCCTCAGACCTGCGGCCGAGCAATGCTGCATCGAATTGGAAACGTCCTTCTGTGACTACATGTACCAGAGAGCGGCTCTTCTGTCCGGAACCTACGGTACCGTCATCGACGCCTGGGCTGATATCGCAAATCCGATGTCGACCATGAAGGCCCTCGGTGTTCCGGAATCCGGCATGCACACCATGGTC